TGTAGTGATAAAGTTGCTTGTTTATTACTATCACCAGTAGGTGTAGAAATAATAACAGACGGAACAGATTTATAAAATTTACCGTTATTCGTTGAAACAATATTTACAATATTGCCACTATCACCTAACACTGCCAAACCTGAAGCTTGTTTTTCTACACTATCGGGAGATGAAATCGACACAGTAGGAACGCCAAGATAATGTGAGCCTGGATTTGTAACTGTAATAATACCTACTCCGCCATTGCCAGTTAATGTCGCCTCAGCCGTCGCATGTTGTGCTGGAATTGTTGGTCTAGTTATGATTACTTCTAAATCACTATCAATAGTAAGTCCAGAATCTGTTATGTTTATTTGAGTTATTCTACCTACCATCACTAAACATCCTGTATAACTGCAGTTAAGGCGGGTTTTCTAGGACGATCAACAATAATATCATATGAATAACCGCCGGTTTGTTCGATATCATTAATTACATCCAGAGATGTATCAAAATTTTCACCGCTATATTCAAATAATTCACAACGCAATTCAAATGTTGGTAAATTCTTTAAGGCATAAAATGGAGATTCGTGTTCAACATGCATGATCTGAAACATAGAATTTGATAATGGTAAATAAATTATGTCACCCTCTGAAGGTCTTTCTAGTGCTTCAATATCATTATTATTTTGACTTACGAGATGTCCCCATCTTCGGCGAGATACTACGAATGTAGCAGCGTCACGAATTTCTACTCCAAACTTAGTGAATAAATCGCCTTCACCATCAAAACCTTCTATGTTCTGAATATACATTTCTATCTTATAAGAAGAATTAAACTGTGATGAAACATCTTCTCCAAAAATTCTATTTTCATTTACAATTGTTCTTGGAATATAATAGACGTCCTGACCATACATCTTTAAAGATTCTATAATTATATCTTCATATAAATTTTGTTCTGTCGTGACTTTTTGTGAAAAATAAATATTTGTTGCCATTTTTTACCCCACAAAGAAGTCCGGTGGCATCTCTTGCTCTAATCGCATCTTTTCTTCTATTCTTTCAATATCAGCCATACCATCTTCAAATATTTGTCTGCCGTTTAAAGTAACTCCTCCAGGCATTTGCATACCTTCGAATTTAATAAGATTTGCGCCCCACTGCCTTTTGATAAGTGCTGTTGCATATTCTTTTAAAAATTTATCGTTGTAGATAGAAGTATTTGCATCTGGATCAAGAGTTTGATATACTTCAAATACAAGATAGTCTCCAGCTTTTATATCACCATCTTGCCATTCGCCATGAATATATAGTTTGTTTGCGCGTCTTGAAAATGTGACTTGAGGTATTCCATTTAGTTTCATATCTAATATCGAAAGATGTTGCTGCATTTGCTCATAATACATAAGATCGCCCAGAAAACTAGTCATATCAGCAACATCGTTTAACATCATTTGATATTTAATATCGAAAAAATTTGTATTATTTCCAGAAGTAATTACAGGAAATAATTTAGTTAAAAATAAAACACTTGATGGAACAGAAATGTATTTATTGGTAACATCTGTTGAGGTTACTAAATGTTTAAGATAAGTTCTAATAGTAGCATCTGTATGAAATTCTTGATAAAATTCAATTGCATCATCAATACGATCTTCAATTTGCTCCAGAGCAACATTAACCTCAATTACTGGTTCGCCTAAGCGTCTTTTACAGTAATCTATTAATTCATCCCGTGTATTAGGTGGATTTGATGCCATGTTTTATCCTATCAAACTTATTTACATCTATTTATAATGGTTTGATCCCGAACTTATTTTTAGTAGTATATGTATCAATACCAACAGCACTTCCATCTTTTCCCATAACATGAAATTCATCGCCATTACTATCCCAAGAAATAGCAATAGTATTTGAATTGAATTTTCCGGTCAATTCGTATATCTCATTTGGACTCATATCCTCACTTGTGTTTTGAAAGAGAGGATTTCCTACACTATATCTTTTAACTTGAGTACCACCAGTAACATATAACTTATCTTCTGCAGTATTAAATGCAAATGCACTAGTAGGACTAAATCCGGTAGTAAATGATGATTCGTGTGTAGCACTATAAATTTGACCAGCTTCGGACAATAAATATTTATCAATTTTGTTTGTATCAGAAACAAATAACTTTGTGCCATCTCTTGATAATATTATATTTGTCATACTATTTGAAGAAAATTCTGGGCTTACGTCTAAGAACTTACTTTTAAATACGGGCGCTGCAGAATTAATATCGGCACTATCATTGTCTGCCGAGGCAGAAGTTGTCAAGCTTAATTGATCTATTTTATTTGGTTTTTGAAGAAAAATATTAGTTTCTGCACTATCCATTTCAAAACCACAATTTCTTGAAAGATCCAAATTATAATACTCACTACCAAAAGTAGCTGTACTCAAATCATATTTTGTTGACATTCTATATTCTTTTATCGTAGCATCGTTTGCTATGTAAAATTTAGAGCCATTATTATTCATTCTAAAATGTTTAGCCGATGGTGACATTGTGGGTATTTTAGGAGATCGACTTTCATAAACACTTGGCCAAGGATAAACTATATCATCTTCTTTTGGTATAGTGGATAAATCATATGCTGTAGATAATGGATAGCCATACACATAATTTGTAAAACTATCCCATATAAAGAGTTTTGTACCATCAAAACTAATTTCCACTGACCACGGGCCTAAGAATTTTGTTGACGTAACATTATCTTGAAACTGACCGCCTTGACCTATACCATGTATTACATCATGTGTAACAGTTGCAGTTGATAAGTCCCAAGGTTCTGATAAAGTGTATTGTCTAATCTTACCTTCAGTAAAACATTTACCCCAGACCATGTATAATTGTGTACCGTCACGCGACATTGTAAAGCATTGAGGAAAAGCAGTATGTATAAAATGTGTTTTATTGCTGTAGCCCTGAGGATTTCCCGCAAAGAAATATGTGATTTTATTAGATATATAACCCGCTCTCCTATATGAAGGTACTGGATTGTCTGCCGCACCATTTTCAGTAAAAACTTGAGTTATCTGTGGAGTATTTAAATCACTAGTAATGCCTACTTTAATTCTTATAGATCGCCACCATGTGCCGCCCAGTTCAAAAGTGCTTGTAGTAGTATTATCCCAAAATTGTGAAGGTGCTTCAATTGTGAGAGAACTTCCATCAGTTTTTTGAATTGCGGAATATATGTTGTATGGTATATTTAACTTGTATCTTTTTATTTCAGTATGACTCATAATGTAAATATATTCGCCATTAGCAGAAAGGTGTGTATGAAAAGTTTTATCCCAAACAGACGTCCCGTAATAACCTCTAATATTTTTGAGACCATTCCCGCGAAAAGCCCAGTGTGAAGCAAATGGTGGATAACCAACATAATAAGTAAAGTTTCTCATATTGGTATTTCCAGATGGAGTGCCACCTGCAAATAAATTAGGTATTTCAGCATATGCAGATTTATATTCTGCAGTGGATACATTTAAAGGCGTACTTAAATCATACTGATATATTTTATTATGCAATCTGTCTGCGCTCAATATAACGTTACCAGAATCATTTAACGCTAAACCAACAGTATCATTACCATATGTGGATGTGTGCCCAAATGTATATCCTAAATGCGAATCTATATTAAATGAATAATCCGGAGTCGTTGCTAAAGTTCCTTTTACAGGATCTGCAGATACTAAAGTTTTTAAATCAAAATGGTCACGTAAAATATATTGATCTATTTTTTTAGGATTTGTGTTGTTTGTTGTCACAAAAAGATTTAAACCAGAACTATCAAAGACATAATTTTTAGTATTGCTATTGAAAGTAAGATCAGTAGCAAATTTAAATTTAACATCAGGTTGACCCATATTAAAAATATTACCCAATATATCTGGAACATTAGTGCTTACCATTGTAGTAAGTGCAGGAGTATATTCTAGATTTATAACAATGCTAGTTTCATAAGAATCTCTTATAGATGTAAACTTAGGCACACTTGAGCCATATTTACCCTCAAGTTTAAAATCATTTATACTTTGTAGTGCCAATATTTCCGTTGTTGAATCTGCGGTATACTCTGACAACCTTGAAGATAAACTAAATAATGTATTTGCACCTGAAGCTTTTGCAATATCTTTATCAAATCTGCCTTTAGCTGGAGATGTTACTTGAGAAAGATTCCAAGTGATAGTATTTCCATCGGAATCTGTGTCCGAAACTGCTATAGTTGGAGAAGCGCCATTTGAAATCATATCAAAACTAGAATCAAATATCAATTGATATTGACCACCAACTAATTCAACTTTCTGTACTTGATCGTGTACAGAGCCTACGGTAGTATAAGATCCGTCAGCATTGTATTGTTTTAATTTGAAAGATGCAGAATCATAATAGACCTGATCAACTACGGGCATTAGATTATACCTCCAAATTGAGTAAATGGATCAAATGTTACAGTTGAAGAATCAAATGTGGAAGGAACACTATCTATTTCTATCCATCTAAGAAACTGATGGTCCATAGGTTCTATCAGAAGTAATCCACCTTCTCCTGAATATTGAACATCTATTAATATGTCACCTGCATAACTATCATGGTCTCTTATAAGACTTCCCACTAATGGAAATTTATCTCCAGAATCTGTATGTTTACCTATGAAAGTAATTATTTCTTCATCTGTAAAATTAGATTCAGATAAATCATATGCTTTTACATAAAAAGTATCGTAAGAGTCACCAACAGAAGATTTGCCTATTTTTAATATAGGATTTGAGAATCCGTGTCGTATAAATGTCCAGTCTATTGAATCTCCAGCATCATCTACTTTTAAAAGTTGAACAGTACCGCTAGGTCGCGCAAAAGAATCGATATCAAAATAATTTGTTATTGTTTCATTATTACCTTGTACAATGTCACCATCTCCAATGTGACCACCACCTATAGAAATTGTAAGTGCTTCAAATGCGCTATCGACATGAGTTGAAGCCTTAACAAAACTCATTTTCTTCCATTGTTTGGCACCAGCCGTATAAGGACTAATATCCTCATTAACAGGATATGACGTATCAGTTGCAGTCAAAACAATAGTTGATGGTTTAATTGATTGTGTTTTAGAAGGAACAGAAAATGAACTTACACTTGAGTCTAAACTAGAATCAAAAATCATAAATTCGTGAAGATAAAAATCTCCCATAGATGCGTCATATACGCCTGTTGAAGTATTGAAACTATCTTTCTGACCTAATCTTGGTGTTGATAAGTTAATTAAAGATGTAAATGTAGTACTGTCAACACCAACGGAATCTACTAAGCTTCCGTCTATAAAGGATCTCACTCTGCCCGCACTATAGTTTATCGAAACATGCTGCCAATCGGTATTAGATGTAGGTCTTGTTGATATAATTCTATCTTCATCTAATACAGTTAAAATACTTTGATAATCACTTCCCACATTTTTATTTCTAAATCTAAGTACATCATCAAAAGGCGCAGAATCTTGTAAATCAAATAAAGTCTTAGTCAATCTTTGAGATGCATAAGAATCTGAATATATCGAATCTTCAAAATATACTGCACTATCGTGAATCATGAAATCTTTTATATATCTAAGTGATTTTGTTTCACTAGGAATTGAATTGTTAACCATCCAGTGGTTTTTATTATTTTGTTTAATTGTCGTAATATCATCTACTTTAAATAAATTTCTTCCAATGAGAATAGGGTTTCTTCTTGGATCTGTAAGATGAAATTCTACCATTTCTTTATCAAAAACACAATCTTTAAACATAACTGTATTGTATCTTCTTTTGCTGTCTGCGCTTCTAAATGATTTATAATTTTTAAAAAAGGTATTTTGAAAAAATAAATCACAAGATGGAGAAGTATATTCAGAATTTAAGTAAGGATACCCATAATCTTTGTGATCTATAATACAATTAAAAACTTTTGCATCTGTTTCGCCACAAGTATATTCAGAAAATGGCGATTTCGTCATATACGTTAAAAATGCTAATTGTCCATTGGTAGTTTCTTGAACAAGTGCTTGAACATTGGTTCCTTGAAAATTAACATCTGAAGGATCATTAGTTTGACCTGTTATCAATACCGATCTATTATACAATAAAGCCTTTCTTTCAGGCGCTGGATTACCATCTTGATCAAATTTAGAAAGGGTATACGCATATGCACCTGGAGGTAGTACCAATGCATCACCTTCTTGAAGTGCTTCAACAACTGATGTAATATCTGTTCTGGTAGGTAATTGGGTTACTGTTCCGCTGTAAGTTATTAAATTTCCACCACTTGCGGCAACATATTCTTGAGCATAAGTTGTGCCAGTTTGCAATGAACTATTAAATTTATATATGTCTCTGCCTACAGATAAAAAGCTACTATCATAATTTTCATATGTTTGTGGATAAACATAAAGATTTGACAGAATACTACCCGAAACATTAGAATCACCTATTGCGCCAGAACCGCCTATACCACCATCGGGCAAATCGGCAGCGGGAATTAATTTATATAAACTACTAGGATTAAAATCCCAAGTATGTGAGCCAAACTTAATTTTAACTTGATTTGATTTGTCATGATATGTTGCTGACATAGGCGAATAGTAAGCGTTCATATAAGGGTTTGAATACCATTGCGAGGTAATCGCATGATAAAAATAGTATGATCTGTAGCATGTTGCGCCTGGGGCTGTTTGAGGATCTGGAATAGTTTTACCTGGTCCAGCATTATATACAGCATGTAATGCTTCAGGTCTTACCCAACCATAATGTCCGTTCGGCTGATCGGTCTGATGGCGATGATCGCCATGATAGGGGACATATCGCGTGTAATACCTGCAGACATGCAAGCCGGCAGTTTTGCAAAAATATCGTACTGCGCTGCCGGGGGACCCCCAAGTATTGGGGGCGTAATATCCATAATTTCTTCTGCTGTAAACGGCGCTACGATTACCCATTAGATCCGAGTAAGCAATTGCATCCCTTCCAGTTGACAATGTAAAATTATAATTGCCGGTGCTCGGGTGAACCACTCTTTCACCATCAAAAATTGATTCCCATTTGTTGTTCATATTAAAAACACTTGTTTTTGTGTCTGCCCATGTGTCACAGTAGTAGTTCGTGCTATAATAGTTTCGCCCATAGTTGATATCATCTTGATAAAATCCTGAATTGGTTCCATACATGGGAACAGGCGACTTTGTAATAATCACTTTAAATAAATTATTATCTGAAAATCTAGGAAAAGGATATGCGCCTATATATTCGTATTCACTAAAAACAAAAACAGTTCTGCTAGTTTCTGATATTATATATTGTCTAACAGGCACCTTATAATTTGTATCCAGATTATTGATTCTGCGATAATTGCCACTAGCATCTCTGTTATATGGATAAATTGCGGCGCTACCAGGAGAGCCAGGTGGTGTTGTCAAATTTTTCATAGGACTTTCAGGATGGGCCCTTAGTTCGTGATCGCGGCTGTTCTTCCCAATAATATCTCGGTTGCCATCATCCATCACTAAACCATCACCATATTGAGCCCGCCCGCCACTTCTGAAGATGCGCTTCGAAGACCCACCCGAAAATCCATTTGCCGCATAATAGTTTGAATATGTAGGATGTGCTCCAGGATCTGTGGTATAATATAGGCCACCACTCTTCCAACTACCAACATTTGTATACCAAACATTTTTGCCTTGACCATCCGAATAAAAATCTGTGTCTGATGTAGAACTTGTTGCGCCTAATCTTTCTTCATATGGATCTCCGTTTGAATCCACAAAAGGTACACCATCTATCTGAGTAAAAGCATCTGCAGCAAGTATTAACCTAGTTCCCATGCTATAATCATCAGTTCCTTTTTTCAGTCGACCCCATCTATCGTAGTATGTTGGGGTTTGTTGTTCCATTTCAAAATAGTAAGTTTTATCTCCGCCATAATTTTTTATGGTAATATCGTCCATAACGGCATAGTTGCTGCCTTTATCAACATATCTCTGTTGATTCCACGTTCCGGTCCACCAATTGACGGTCGGTTTTTTGACGGGGTGAAACTGATGACTCCAACCGGTATATTCAGCGTAAGGAGCGGCTCTACCGCCAAATCTTTTTGGTATTTCATAACCTATGTGACGTTTAAAATCAGAGGTTATATTATCAGAATGTTTAAATACATTGGGATAAAATTTGTAATAAGTAAAAGTACCATCTTCATTATCTTGATATGTATCATTAGGAAAAATATTATGATCATATTGTTCGGCACCATCAGTTCTATCTTGAGTAGACTTCATTAACATTGTAGGTGAAGGAGTTACTGTTCCAGTATATTGTCCTGAATGATCTGATAAAGGAGTAAACAAAGGTTCTGCCCATGTGTTTCTTGCGAGACCTGAATTAGAAGCACTGCCTTGATAAGAACTATCTATCCACAATCTTATTCTTCCCGGTTTTACACTTACATCCCAAGATATTGTATGTGAGTCTGAAGATAATGAGTCAGATGTTACAACTAGAGGATTACCATCAGCGCCAGCAGATAATCTAACTTTATTGCCTGACTCTATAGTTTCTACTTTTACTTTATTTAATGCTGAACCTAAAGAAAATATGTTGTAATTTTGACCAGGAACTATTTTTGCCTTAATTGCAAATGCCGCATCATTTTCTCTGCCGAAACTATCTAGTGATGTAATAATTGCAGAATCCGTAACAGGGTGAAAAAACGTATAGGCAGACTCCCTAATTAATTCTATTTCATTTTTATTTTTAAATAATTTCCAATCAAAACCGTCTGTAGATATTGCGTTATGTGTCCAAACACTTTTATCAAACGTGTCTATACCATTAGTGCTATATCTAACACCATGCACAATAATTCCATCTTTATCTAATTTTAGTACATCTTTTATATGATTTTTAACAGAAAATGGAGTATCGCTATCATATGCATTTTCTTTATTATACCAATATTCTACTGTCAAGCCTTTATGAAGTTTGGAACCTTGAAATGCACTATCTGCAATAAAATAATCATTTCTACCATGTGTAAGCATTATAGACGATTTTGCGGAATCGTATGGTGCACTGAAAATTACTTGAGGTGAACCTTCTGTTGATGTAAGTACAGAACCAACACCTGATATATTTGTATTACTTCTATCTCCTGAAGCAGTAAATATTGAATGTACTGGCTCTACTTGTCTAGGCGTATTCCAAAACTCTATAGAAAAAGAATCCACAGAACTTAAATCGTCTGCTATGGTTGTAGAAGGACCACCTGTAGAATTTATTCTCCAGGAAGTTATCTTAACTGTTGAAAAGTCCATTCTTTCATAGAATGCTCTATTTTCTTTTACTAAGGCTTCATCACCATCATCAACACCTACTTCTGGTAAATCGCTTTTATTATCATATACTGTAAAACTCATTTATTTCTCCGTGAATAACCATCCGTTCGCCACATTGTAGTAGACTAGTCCGAATGCTGCACGATTAACATCAATTGTTAAATCTGAATCGCTACCTTCAATCTTATGTCCATTTCTATTTATCGTAATATTATTAGTAGCTGCATTGCCAGTTCCGTCAATAATTCTAATTTCATCTCCTAGCGTTGCTGTAGAAGGAAGATTTACAACTTTAACGCCGCCTGATGTATCTAATATAAGTCTTTGATTTGCAACTGCAGTAACAGGTGTTGTAGTGACTTCAGTCCAAGTATTTGGTGTTGATACTCTAGCAGAAACATAAGCACTATCAATCATATTAATAATTGAGGCACTATCTGTTCCAGCTGATACTCTAGCAGAAACATAAGCACTATCGACAATATTGGATACTTGAGTTAATGCAAGTTCTGGACCACTAGGATTAGATTTTACCCATTGTGCAGTTCCGTTACTATCAACGTAATAAACATAAGTTTCAAGTACTTCAGGATCGAACCACATGCTACCAGCTACAGGATTCAGTGGAGCATTTACAGATATCTTGAGACCGCCACCGGATCTAGCTGCAATGTAAGCACTATCAATTAGATCGACAATTGCGGCACTATCTGTTCCGGCAGATGTTCTTGCTTGGATATAAGCACTATCAATGCCAGTTTTTGCAATAGTTACAATATCCGAACTATCAAGAGAACTTGTTTCAAATAATGTATTGCTATATACTAATGCATTTATGACAAGATCATCACCCGAGTCTAGACCGTATGTTGTAGTAACCGAATTACTTGACGCATTATAATCTAAACCTGATACAAGTCTAATACCATTGTTGAATACTTGTACTTTATCAGCATCAAAATCAAGTGTAACTCCATTTGCATCTGTTCCAGAGAATGTCGTTTGTCCACTATCAGCATCAAATCTATGATTTACAAATCTAGGTCTTGTATAAACTACACGATCTGATGTATTGTAAACAACCGTACCAGAAGCGTGTTTGAAGCCCATAATAGTAACTTCATCAGAACTATCAACACCTGATAAGAATGTAATTCCTGTTGAATCTTGTGATGTATAGTCAATATTCTGGCGCATTAATGCACCATTCAGATATACCATAGGCGAATTATTCATAGGAATAAACGAAACTGTTCTATTGAAAGTATCGTTGCCACTAAAGACTGTTTGATTTGCAGTTGCATTGAATGTAAACAGATCAAATCCAGTGTTCATTCTTTGTGTAACGTATGAACTATCGATCATTCCTTCAATAAGAGAACTATCTAAAGAGCCTCCTCCGCCACCGCCGCTTGACTGTGCTACCCAAGCATAATCACTTCCGTTATAACTTAATACTTGGTTTGTAGTTGCGGTATGAAGATTCAAATGACTATCAATGAGTGTCATTACAGCATTACTATCAGTTCCTGCAGCCGATCTAGCAATAATATATGCGCTATCAACCATTCCTATAATAGCAGCACTATCTATTCCAGATTGTCTTGCTCTAACATAAGCACTATCAATGTTAGTTACAAAATCAAATTCTGGGCTTCTAGCAAGTACATATGCAGAGTCAATATTTGTTGGAATATCTGCTACATTAAGTTTTAATGTTAAACTATTTGCAACTGTTGTTGAGAATGCAGAATCATTTCCTAGTGCGGTTGCTAATTCGTTTAGCGTATCTAATACTGCAGGTGCACCATTTACAAGTGCTGCCGCTGCACTGTCTGCAATGGCTCTAACATCTACAGACCTTGCAAGTTCCATCCAGCTGCCGCCGGCACCAACTTTTGCACGATCTACAGTGGCATCAAATACAAACATGCCTTTATAATCAACAGCACTAGGTAGTGTATTTGTAGTGTAAGTGTTATTATACAAAATTTTGTTTAGGCCAAAGTTAATATCATCTAAGCCAATGCGCGTTCTTTCTTGAATATAAGAACTATCAACAATAGGAGTAATCATAGAAGCTTCTATAGATACTGGAGGCGTTCTTACTGCAACATAAGCACTATCAATAAACACTGACAAATATGCGCTATCAATCATTCCTGTTACATATGCGCTATCGGCTCTTGCTCTAACATAAGCACTATCAATAAGATTTCCTGTTGCTTCAGAATCAACTCCAAATACTTTTAGTTGAGCACCTGAATTATCAGCAATTTTAACTCCAGCAGGAGATGATGATATTCTAGCGCCGCCAAGATTGATTGTGTTTCCGCTTAAATATAAGTCTTTAAATTTATGAGTAGGACTACCAATATCATATGTACTATCTAATGCAGGTAAAATATGGCCTGTCGCAAGCAATTGGCTTAAAATATATGCACTATCTGCCGCAGTGAGAATATATGCACTATCTGCAATACTTTTTACATAAACATCGGTTACTGCAGTAAGAATATATGCACTGTCTGCAATACTTCTAATATATGCGCTGTCGGCAATAGATGCAATATAAGCACTGTCAACCATTCCAAAGATATACGCGCTGTCGGCTCTTGATTGAACATAATCTCTATTAACAAAAGATGTAACGGCATTAGAGTCTATACCTGCAAATCGTAATGTATTTCCATCACTATCTCTTGCAACTAATCCACTGGCATCAGATGTTAAAATTGTATTACCTATATGTATAGATTGTCCACTCAAAAATAAATCTCTAAATCTATTTGTGGGACTACCTAAATCAAATGCAATATCTGTAGTAGGTATTACACTGGTATTCACATTAGCGATATTAGACTGTACATAATCAGAGTCAATAAACTGTTTTACATAACTAGAGTCTACAACAGATATTATGAAATCTGAGTCTAGTGTATCAAATATGTTTACCCCACCGATAAACAATCCACTATCAGCATTTAATCTACCAGCGATATCAACATGGTGTTGAGGCGAAGCATTACCTATTCCTATAAATTTTGTTGGATTATTATATGTGGTAAAGCTTGTGCCTACTTCAAATGTTTTAGATAAATCTAATGGAGTACCATCAATTTCAATATGACCATTATATATTTGAAGTGCGGCTTTAGATGGCACTAGAGGCGCATCTGGATCACTTGGACCGTGAATTTGAAGTTTACCCGCTAAAGAAAGCCCAGAGTTTTCATAGCCAAATTTACCTGTCAATGATCTAACAGCATCGTTTCCACCTACGGCTCCTGGAACGGTTGTTCCATTGGCATCTCTACTAGTATATGCAAGCTTACCAATACCAACTTTTGTTTGAACTATTGCCTCAAAACCAGGAATAGGATTAGTATATTGTATTTGACCTAATCTTTCTGAAGCACTAAAGCCATATGCGCTTGTAGAATGCTTTGAATTTCTATGTCCCGATACGGTTTCTGCGCCAATCACAAGTTCTGGTTGAAATGCAATGTGTGCGTCTGTTACTGCACTATCAACTTTTGAAATTACTTCTGCTTCTGTTAGCCAAACTTGAGTGATATTGTTGTCGATATATTGTCCGTCGATCAGTCTAAAAATTTGATCTGAGTCATAAGTATTGCTTGGGTTCATACCAAAGTTTGATCGGGCATGAACATAAGCCGAATCAAAGAAACCTTTCGCAGATGCAGAATCTGGACTTATAACATAATTTGTAAAGTTTCTGTAATGATTCAGATAAATTGAACTATCATAGGGTCCTACTGGAAGAATTAAATCACCTTGATATGTAAGACCATCAACGTTTAGATTACCAGCAATATCTGCTTTATATGTGATATTATCTTTATTTGCCGCGTCTGCATATCTTGATCTGCTAGGATTACTAGTTCCTATACCAACACTGCCGCCGCCAGTATAAAGAATATTATCCGTTGGGCCAGTGCCCTCTGCTTGGAAGAATTGATCCGAAGTTTCGGTAACTCTCAAGTATTCTTTAGTAATAACACTTTTTATATAATCTGAATCTGCAATATCTAAAACATAAAGTGCATCTGCAGCAACATCACGAATGTAATCATACATTCTCATACCCTGCATGAAATATTCGCCTTTATTGCCTCTTACATTTACAGCACCGTCAACTTCTAATGCAATAGTTGTGCCTACTTGGTCTACACCAATAGTGCCTCCTACACCAAATCCACCATTTGATGTTGTTACAGAAATTCCTACATTTGTTCCAGGCACATGTTTTGTTAATGTTGCTGTTGATGGAATTACATTAACTTCATCTTGATTTACGGTAACTCTGCCACGTAAGGCAAGAGTATCGTTTGTAGATACTGTATTAGGTCCTGCGCCTGCAGCAATACCAATACTCTTATTTGCTGTATTGGTTGAAGATCCTACAGTAACATTATACCCTATTGCGAGTGCTTCTGTTCCATATGCAGTAACACTTCTACCAATTGCTATTGCATTTTCTTGAGCGTTATTATCTCTACCTAATGCTATACCACTAGTTGCAACTGTATTACTTCTACCAAATGCCATGCCCAAAGTATTTGCGGTATTATCTCTACCATAAGCAAATGATGCTTGACTGAAGCTACCGCCAGTCGAGTTATTGACATTATTATCTCTACCAAATGCTAAACCTTCTGCAGCTACAGTATTGTCATCGCCATATGCAATAGCTGCAGATGATACTGTGTTGTTTTTACCGTAAGCTAATCCGCTTCTAGAAGTGATTTTATTAGCAAAACCAAATATTATAGATTCGTTAATATTATTTGCGGAAGAGCCGCTA